ACGAATACGTGACGGTCCCACACTTAAAGCACCTGTAGCAGTGACTGTTTTTACATCAGAAATAGACATATACCTATCCTTTACGCTACATCATCAAGTAATGCACAAACAATACAAGTTGCAGTTGCTGCCGCCGCCGCTGTTGGATCGTATCCAATTGCATGTACGTCAGCGACTGTTGCATTTGGAAATCTTCCATAAAAAGACTGGTTAGGACTTATCTTAACAGCGTCCGTAGCCGTGTTTGCTACGGTGCCACCATCAAAAACAACATAAATGTCATTAGCTGCATCCGTATTTTTGATATATATGAACTCAACTTTATCACCTGTTGCTATTGCATCGGGCGCAGTATCATCATCCACAGCGGCATAATCAATATAGTTACCTGCCATCAAATCTGTACTCGCATTGGAAACAGAAGTTAGTTTGTAATACCACTTATCATTCGCATCTTTTGGCGAAACAGTGGTTGTGGCTTCGATAGTTTTGGCTATCTCGTCCGGTAAAATCGTAGTCTTCATGACTACTGTAGCTGCATCTGCCATGAGTTATCTCCTATTAAGCGTTGTTGATGCCTTGGATGTACTCAACTGTTATGAAACCTACACCAGTAGTACCAGAAGCAAACTTTAAGAAAATGGAAGCGTCTGATGATCCAATGTCTGCCCAAGTATCACCGTCAGTTATAGTTCCAGTAGAACCATACTTGAAGACGTTTGCAGCAGTACCCGCCGCAAGTGCTGAGAAAAGTTCGTTTGCAGTGGCAGACGTACCAACACTAATGTTAGCCGCAGCCGTTGCTGTAGTAATGTTAATAATCACTTCAGTTACTTGACTGTTTGCCGGGATAATAATTCCGGTATCCTGCGCTGTTGCTGATTGTGTCCAGCCTGCGGTTTGAGCCATTTTGACAAAACCTACGTTAGCAGACCCGCCTTCGCGTACTGTTCCAGCTTTTACTGGACCTGAAAAAGTTGTTGTACCCATGTTAATCTCCTGTCTGGGTTAGTCAACGGCCCCATGCCGTTGTCAGGGATAATGTCAGTATAACACAGGAAACTAAAAAAGAAAGGGGCCTTTGCAGGCCCCTTAGTTATCAGAGAGGTTATCTTTTGCAAAAAGATAACTTCATTGTAACACGTTTTACGCTCCGGGTGTACCAAAAACGCAACGCCAGTCAGAAACACCAAAGCTATAACGCTCACGTGCCTTGAATCGCATGTTACCGGTGTCGAAATCACCTTCCATTGCCGTCTTAATTGGCGAACGGTTGAAGAATTTGAAACCGTTTGGCGCATCCGTCTTGATGAAGAAAGCGTCGGTATCTGTGAGGAAGTGGTTAACCACGGCCCCGTCAGGAATCATACCCATGTTTTTCATCGCGTTTGCGTCATTGTCCGCAGTTGCTGAACGTAGGTTTGAGTTCATCACACGCTCTGCAATAAATTGCAGTTCTTTTGGAATGATGAGTTTTGTACCACGTACAGCGATCTTTAGACCACGCTCGTCAGTGAAACCGGCAATATCAATCAACATTTGCTCAAGTGAAGTTTCATTCAAGTCAGCGGCTGTTGAAAGAAGGTTACGCTGGTTGCCTGATAGGCTTGGGTGTGAACTAGAACATAATGCTGCTCCATCACCCACGGCGTTTGCCCCTGCAAGAAACGCATTGTTAAGAATAGAGGCAGCCTTAATTTGCTTTGTTTGCGCCATAGAGCGGGCCAAAGCTTTAGTGTAGCGAGACGCTAGACGATCATAAAGATTGTCTTCAATCGCTTCTTCAGTAATTGAAAAAGCAAGAGCAATTGTCTCATGTGTGTAACGCGCAGTGTATGTTTCCTGTGCATCGTCAAAACTGATGGCTCCGCCTTCAGACTTAACAGGTGCAGTGGAAAAACCACCAAGCATTACTTCTTCTTCGAATGCACGATCAGAAGATTCCTCTTCAAATATTTCGGCATGCTCGTTTTCGTAACGAGTGTACTCAAGTCCAAACAAGGCGTTCAGACCGGGTTCTAGCTCTTTAGCTAGTTGTGCGCGTGATATAGCCATATTTAACCCTCCTTATACGCCTGTTGTGGTCGCTGTGGTTTGAGAATCAAACCGCGACGTAGTTGCATTAAAGTGAGCGTTAATGCGAACAACCAATGGTATACCGGCAGCGGTAAAATCATTGTTTGCCTCATTGTCCATAATGCCAACAATTCGCAACGGTAAAGTTGCTGTTGTATTTATAGACGACACATCCAATGCTGAGTTTGAATTGCCAGTATTGGTTGAACCAGTACGAGCAGATGTACCCAAAGATGCGTTTGCAAAAACGGCTGTCAAAGCAGTGGCGCGGTCTGTAAGAGTCGCGTCAGAAGCTACTTTAAACAACTGATTTGGATTATCAGCAACAAAAGCTTTAACAGGGTGGTTAGTATCAACGCTGACATTGTTGGAACCGGGCCAGAAATTCTTAAATACTGGTTTTTTAGTTCCTGAATCAACATATTCTACGCCCATCAGAACACCAAGAGCAGGAGTTGTACCCCCACTTGTAGCTCCCGCATGATCAATTACGCCTGCCGCAGTCGGCACACATAAAGAAAATTGGAAGATCGGATTGGTGTTGTTAGAAGCGATTTCATACTGAGTTACCCCAGTTGAATTCACACCGTTTCCAACAAGCCCGATAGGACGTAAACCGAAGGCAGTTTCTTGGTTTGCCATTTTAGTTTTCTCCTAATTGAGCGACCCTAACTTTTTCGAGGGCCACCGAAGGTTACACGAGATTGACGATCAGCATTGCCGATCCTCATGGTTGAATGTGCATTCTCGCGCATCATATCGTGGTCAACTGCATCTTGTTGATGTTGGTTACGTTCTGCAAAGTACGCAGTCCTTTCATCTACAGTCTCGTTCGGTATTCTTGCGAGAAGCAATCCGCCTACTCCAAACACACCTTCATATTTACCTGATTCAACTACCGGGGCCTCAAAGTCCGGAAACTCGTCCTTACGAACTAATTCCCATCCTTCGCGCATCTTTGCGCTTACGTTTTTCGTATCATCAAAACCACGCGTTTCGGCGCGAATCCAACGATGTTTAAAACCATCCGGTGCAGGTGGTGCATCTAACATTGACGGGGGAGCCCAAGGCCGTCTGACGGCTTGTTTTTCCCTAGTTTGTGTTGCGCGAGAAGCTCGATTATTTGTCTGTTCAGTCATGTTTCTTACTCCTTCACGTGTTTCGCATATTCTTCCAGCGGCACACCCAATTTCTTCGCGATAGCGACTTGGCTAGGGGTGAGTCTAACCTTTTTCCCACTGCGCCCAGAAGTGGTTCTTGTGGCACCAGCAACCGTCTGAGCGGGTCGTTTGCTAGTGGTTTTTGCGCCAGTATTAAACTTGTCGTCAATACGGCGGTCAAGCTCAGTATAGTACTCATCTGTCGTGGGGTCAAACCCTTCTTCTTCAACGAGCCTTTTATGTATCCCAAAAGCTGCATAAGTCATAGCTTCATCGTCACCAAACCAAGTATTACGCAAAGCCCATTGCTCTGCTTTCGCGTCAGGGCGTTTTGGAACTTGAGGTGCTACCTGTTGTTGAGGTTGCTGGGCAACAGCTTCAGCTTGAGCCTTTTGATGCTCCTGCTGTGCTTTAGCCTGCTCTGCACGGTCTGCCTGAATAGCAAGGTTTGTTAGCTTGCGCTGGGCTTGTACCGTTGCAGCACTATCGCCAATCTCAATAGCACGTGAAAGCTCTGCTTCCGCCTGCTCCATCTGAGATGTAACCCGTGAAGAGTACTCATTAACATAATTGTTATCCAAAGACTGCATACGCTGCTTGATCTGCTCAGACTCCGCCTGAACGTTTTTAGCGTAATTTAAAGCCTCTTCGCGCTGACGCTCTGCTTCACGCATCTTCTTTGTTAAACGATTAATTCTTTTTTGAGTTGCATCTTCAGCTTTTTTAAATTGATCGTCTGAATCCGCTTCAAGAACTTCAACCTCTTCCGTTTCTTTAGGGGCTTCCGCCTCTACTTCCACTTCCTCTTCTGTTCCAAGATCTAGTTCTACCTGATTTTCTTCTGCCATAATTTACCTCTTACAGATGTTGAATATCTTCTGGGTCCATAATTGTCGCCAGAATTTCGTCGTCGTTTAGTATCCGGACTTCTCCTCCGTCTATCTGAAACCTAGAGCCAGCATAACGAGCAAACATAACCCATTGCTTTTCCTCGCACCAAGGGCCAGACGGAAACTTGTCCTTGTCCTTATATGCAAGTGGTCCAACCTTTAGAACATAGCCAACCTGCGTAGAAACCTGACTACGCTCCTTAACCTCTTCGGGTATAAATATACCACCAGAAGTTTTGGCTCTGCCTTGATATGGGAGAATAAGAATGCGCCAACCCGTTGGGTGTGGCATCCGGTCTAACAAACTTGCACCAATCGTATCTGGATTAAGCACAGGCTTTTCAACATAAGCATCTGCAAGATTTGCAGTATTTTCTTTCTTCATTTCCTTAACGGCGTTTGCTGCGCCAGAAAGGTCAACTTTAGTGCCTTCATTCATCATTTTGCTCCTGTTTATCTAGCAGGCTCTTGAGTTCCTGTTCCACGTGATCAAGGGCTTTTAAGTTCCCCATAAGCTCACGATATTGCTCCATATTCGAGACATTGTCATAAAATAACAAGTCCTTAATCGCCTCGCGCCGCTCACGTATAATACGATAAACAGCCTCGGCTAAACTTATTTGCATACATTCCTCCTATGCTTGATTGCACCCTAACATACAAGATATAGGATTTACTAGGAGAAACTGTGACTTTATGCGATTATTTTAACCACTCGTAAATTTTCTTGGTTTCTTTTACTCGATGATCTAATCCGGTGTAACCCCCATTTATGCGTTTGGTCAGACGTTTGATTGTATCATCGTTCACACCTTCATCGCATATCTTCCAAAGATTGTTTTTCTTAAAAAACCATAATGCGGTTTCCATAGCGTAATCTTCTTCAAGCAGCTTCGGATTTTCCAAAACTTCTGGTACACGCATATCTGACGCAAAAGATCTGACGTTGTTATACCCGGTTAATTGTAAAAATCCTCGACCAATGTAGGCGCTGGCTTTTTCCTTCGTATCGTTCCCCATCCTGTCAAAATACACATTCTCCGCCAACGCTTTTGGGTTTTTTGCAAAAGGTTCTGCACTTTCTTCTGTAGGAAAACGGCTAGGCCAAACCTTCATCATGGCCTGTACAGAATAATTTAAATTCTCTTTCGTATATCTAAACGTACCGCTTTCGTGAACTACCTGTCCAAGTAAATGTGCGCCCCTTTCCGGGGACAATTCGTAATGCTTAACAATAGCTCTTGCAGTGTTTGGACCAAAAGCACCGTCTGGCGAACAGCCACACTTCTCTTGCAACATTTTTAAAGCTTCAAACGCCATCACCATTCTCCCTCTTTGCCAGAAGATCCTCAAGGTTTCTTACTTTAGTGCCGCCATCATAAGCCCAAGCATAACCTTTATCTATCATAATCTGATTTATAGACATTTGGTCTTCTTCTGATTTATATAACCAGCCAAGCATACGCCCAAACTTACCTTCTTTTTCAGTTTTTACAGTAAGTTTTGATGCCTCCATAAGGTGCATTTCTAAAAACTCTGTAGCTTGGTATCCCATCTCTTTTTCTTTTGGATTTTTTGTTCTTTTCTCAGGTGTATCTATACCCGCAAGCCTGACACGTTCTTTTTTTGTAAGATCAAAGCCAAGATCAATAATTATATCAATCGTATCACCGTCAACAACTCTGTCTACAGACTTTACAAAGTAAGTATACATCACTTTCTCCTAGTAAACTGTTTATAGCCTTTCACACCGAAAGATGCTGAAATTGCAATACCTAAACTGTAAAAATACCAGTCTGGGGCCTTATGAAGCTGCTCAAAACCCCTGTCTACAATGCCCTCGGCACCCGGTATGAAGGCTAAAATAAGCGGAA